CCGGATCCAGTTGAAACAGCTGGGCCGGATTGAAGAACGTCGGGCCCTGTTGCCCTGGTGGCGGCGCCTGTTTGGATGGGTGGTGCGGTGATGATACGGCACAGCATTCGGCAGATCGGGGATTTGTCCCACCAGATCGTGCATCTGGCCCTGGACCCGGAGCGCCCCAGCAAAGAGCAACCGGCGCTGTTTCTGTTCCGGCCCGGTCGGCTGGGGCGTTCGGCCATCATCCCCCTGGAGTCGGCCTGGAAATATGACGAGCCGGAAAGTCGGCAGGCGCAGCTGGCCTGTCTGGAATCGTGCCGCAACATTGCCGTGGCGCTGGATTATCCGCAGGACGAAAGCACCCTGGCGCAGATCGCCATGTACATCCAGGACCATCTGGACGAACTGGTGCACGCTCCCGCCGCTCCGCAGCGCGAACGCCAGGTGGTGGGCACAATCTCCGGTTCCCTCAATGGCCGCAGCTTTGAGCAAACTCTGACGGACTGAGGCAACGATGAATCAGGCGCAGATCGAAAACGTGCGGGTGGTCAAAGCCCGTCAGCCCTGGGTGGACGAAGAGGCCGAGGCTATCGCTGCTGAACCGCAGACCAGGCCGGTTAAGGCTGAATCCCTGGACAGCCCGGAGGTGCAGGAGCGGTTCAAGATGCTGCTGTGCCGGTTTATCGATGAGTGCGACTACCAGGCGGACAACCGCGTTGAAATGGCCATCGACCAGGATTACCGCGACGGCATCCAATGGACCGAGGAGGAAATTCGGGCGCTTCGCGAGCGCAATCAGGCACCATTGGTGTTCAACAAGATCAAGCCGGCCATTGCCTGGATCGTCGGCAGCGAGAAGCGTGCCCGGGTGGATTTCAAGGTGGTGCCGAGGGGCAAGGAGGACGGACCGGGGGCGGAAGCCAAGACCAAGTTGATGAAGTACGTCCACGACGTCAACCGGCAGCGCTCGGTCTGGTCGCGAGCGTTCGACGATGCGACGACCGCTGGCGTCGGCTGGGTGGAAGAGGGCCTGAATCCGAACCCGCTGGAAGAGAAGTTGGTGGTGCGCTACGAAAACTGGCGCAACGTCCGCTATGACCATCTGAGCGTGGAGCCGGACCTGAGCGATTCCCGCTATCTGTTCCGCTCCAAGGCCATCGATCTGGACCTGGCCAAGCTGCTGTTTCCCGAACATGCCGCCATGCTGGAGTTGGCCGCCGAGGATCAGGCGTATCTGACCGGCATGGACGATGACGAATTGCGCACGCCCGGAGAGGTCCGCACCGCCTATGTGGACAATGTGCCAAACGGAGATGGCACCCGCAGGCAGCGAGTGCGACTGGTGGAGTGCTGGTACAAACAGCCGCAGGTGGTGTCGATTCTGGGCGGCAACGGACCGTGGCGCGGGTGCTGGTTCAACAAACAGGACTCGGTTCTGCTGTGGGCCGTGGAAAACGGCCTGGCACCCATCGTCGGCACGCGCATGATGATGATCATGCGGCACATGATTTTCACCGCCCCGTCTGGAATGGAATCGGTGGACAAGCCCTTTGACGGCCTGCTGCTGTTCGATGCACCAATGCCCTACTGGCACAACCGTTTTCCGCTGACTCCCGTTTGGGGCTACCGCCGCAAACGCGACAATGCCCCCTATGGCGAGGTGCGCAATCTGCGGGATCCGCAAAGCGACCTCAACAAGGCCAGGTCCAAAGCTCAATTCATCCTGGCAACCAATCAGGTGATCATGGATGAGGGCGCAGTGGATGACGTGGACGAACTGGCCGAAGAGGTGGCGCGGCCGGACGGCATCATCACCAAGAAGCCCGGCAAGCACCTGGAGATCCGCAACGACAAGGTTCTGGCGGAAGAATACGTCAGCCTGATGCAGCAGGACGAGCGCTATATCTCCGAAGTATCCGGCGTCACGGACGAACTGATGGGACGCAGGACCAATGCGGTCAGCGGTGCGGCCATTGAGCGACGGCAGGAGCAGGGGAGCGTCACAACCCTGACCCTGTTCGACAACCTGCAGCTGGCCCGGCAGATCTCCGGCGAGAAGCAGCTCTCCCTCATCGAGCAGTATTACGACGAGGCCAAAACATTCCGCCTGCTCAACGAGCGCGGGGTTCCGGAATACACCACGGTCAACGATCCGGGCGAGGACGGCGAACTGCTCAACCCCATCACCTCAGCCAAGGCGGATTTCATCATCGATGAGCAGGCGTACCAGACCAGTGTGCGCCAGGCCATGCATCAAACCCTGATGGATCTGATCACGGCTCTGGCACAGGGCGGCATGGGCAATGTGGCACTGGCGCTGCTCGATGTGGCCCTGGAGATGGCGGACATTCCGTTACGGGACGAGGTAGTGGCGCGGGTGCGCAAAATTACCGGGCAGCGGCCGGACGACGAGGACCTGAGCGACGAAGAGCGGCAGGCCCTGGACGAGCAGCAGAAGCAGGAAGCGGAACTGGCGGCCCGTAAGGTGATGGCGGAATTGGAAACCATCGAGGGCAAGGCCAAGGAAGCCATGGCCAAGGGCAGCGCGGCCACCGCCAAGGCGATACGGGAAAAGCTCGACGCCATGAAGCAAAGCCTGGAGATTGCCACGGCCCTGCAGGCAGCCCCGGCGCTGGGACCGATGGCGGATGAAATCATGGACGACGGAGCGCGGGGCATTCCGGCCCCACAGGCTCCGCAAACCCCGCAACCATAGGGAAGGGAGAAAAGGAATGTCTCTGGGATGTTGTTCGGCGGAACAGAAGCCAAGAACGGTGAGCCACGATGGGAGCAGCCAGCCGCCGGCCGCGCTGGCGCTGTGCCGGATTGAGGACGCCAGCGAAGTGGTGCTGGCACGTCTGACGGAACTGGAAGCCCAACTGTACGTGGTGCTGAAACCGGAACCGCCTAGCCCGGTCGGAGAAGAGACGTGCATGGTGACCGGGCAGTCGCCACTGGTACTGAGCCTGGTGGAGCATGAAGCGCGACTGAACGGCGTCGGCTATCGCCTGCAGCGCCTGATTCAGCGGCTGGAAATCTAACCCTTCAACCACAAGGAGTAACGGAGCATGAGCACCCACGGATACAGTGAAGAAGAACTGGCGGCATTGACCGAAGAAGAACGCGCCGCCATCGATGCCGAGGTGGACGAAACCGAACTGACGGCCACGGCGTCGCCGGTGGATCTGCCGGACGAGGAAGAAGAGGACGAGCCCCCGACAGGCGATACCGACCAGGCCAAAAAGACCGATGAGCCCCCGGTCAAACCGGAAGGCGACGAACCCCCGGCGGACTTGGGCGATGCCGACCCGGAGAGGAAGCCCGGCGGAGAGGACGCGCCGCCCGAAGGCGACGAGCCCCCGGCGGAGAAGGACGAACAGGGCGGACCGGAATATGTCGACAAGGACGAACCGGTCAACCCCTTTGATTATTCCGACGAGGCCAAGGGCCAGATCAAGGAGTTGCGGGCGCAGCTGGACAGCGGCGACCTGTCCCCGGCGGAATATGAGGAAAAGGCCGATGCCATCCGCTCGGAAGATTACCGCCAGCGCCTGCAGCTGAACGAGAACCAGCGCTGGGGCCGGGCGGTCCACGCCTACCTCGCCAGCCATGAGGACTACCAGGCGGACAAGAACCCGGTGCGGTTCGCGGCCCTGGACGGCGAAGTCCGACGCCTGGCCAACAGCGGGGAAATCGACGGGTTGACCCATGCCCAGATTTTGGACAAGGCCAGGAAGAACGTGGAAAAGGCGTTCGGCGTGCCGACCCCCGAGCCGAACGCGGACACTGCGGCCCCGGATGGCAAGGAAAAGCCCGCGCCCCCGCCGAAGCCCAAAGCCCACGTTCCGGATGTTCCGAACCTGGGGGATCTGCCGGCCGCCGGGGTGGATAACCCGAAGGCGACCGGAGGGGAGTTCGCCCATTTGGACAAGCTGACCGGGGCGGACCTGGAGGCGGCGCTGGAAAAGCTGACGCCGACCCAGCAAGAACGCTATCTGGCAGGGAGGTAACACAGTGACGTGCAGGCTGTTCCTGGATTTGCGCCCCGGCGAGGCGATCCGCATCGGCGGCGAGGCGCGGGTGGCCATCGAAGAAAAAAGCGGCCAGCGGGTCAGACTGCGCGTGGAAGCCGAGGGGTCCGTCCCGATCGTGCGGGACGATATCAAAATCAAGCAGAACCCGGGCCGATGACGGCTCAACCACTTACCTTGGCGCTGGAGTGCCGCAGAGAAAGGAGTCATACCCATGGCAAGAACCATCGTTGGCCTGGGCGACGCCAAGGCGGTCAAACGGTACTCCGGCATGTTGGCCGTCGACGTTGCTCGACAAAACCCCTGGAACCGGAAATACATCGGTAAGGGGGAGGAAGCCCAAGCGCCCATCGTGCAGCTGGACGAACTGCAGAGCGATGCGGGCGAACAGATCACCTATGACCTGTCGGTCCAGCTCCGGCAGAAGCCCATCGAGGGCGACAACAAGCAGCGCGGCACCGAAGAGGGCCTGCGCTTCTACTCCGACTCCGTGTACATCGACCAGATGCGCGGCGGGGTCAATGGCGGCGGCCGGATGACCCGTAAACGGACCCTGCACTCCATGCGCAACGTGGCCAAGGCGCGCATGGCGGAATGGTGGGCACGGGCGTTCGCGGAGTGCATTTTTATGTACCTCTCCGGCGCTCGCGGCGTGAACGACGATTTCGTTTACGATACCGACTGGACCGGTCGCGCCAACAACAGCCTGTCGGCTCCGGACGCCTACCATATCCGCTATGCGGGTGGCAAGGCGAAGAACACCCTCACTACCGGCGACAAGATGGCGCTGAGCGAAATCGATGCGGTGCTGACGGCGGTGAAGCTGATGGGCGGCGGCACCAAGGGCATTCCGAAGCTGCAGCCGATCCTGATCAACGGCGAGAAACACTTCGTCTGCATGATGAACCCGCAGCAGGCGCAGGACCTGCGCACCAACACCGGTACCGGCCAGTGGCTGGATATCCAGAAGGCCGCCGTGACCGCGCAGGGCAAGGACAACCCCATCTTCAAGGGCGGTCTCGGCATGTACAACAATGTCGTGCTGCAGGAGGAAGAGGGCATCATCCGCTTTGGCGATTACGGTAACCCGGCCACCGTCGCTGCGGCCCGCGCCTTGTTCCTGGGTCGCCAGGCGGGTGCGGTGGCTTTCGGCTCCAAGGGCGGCGTGGGTCTGCGGTTCGACTGGTACGAGGGCACCGAAGACAACGACAACGAGATCATCATCTCCACGTCGTGCATCTGGGGCTTTAAGAAGTGCACCTTCAACGGCCTCGACTTCGGCGTTTATGCCATTGACACCGCCGCCGCCGCTCCGACGGCCTAACCTACAAACGTAGCGCCCCGGTATGAGCCCGGGGCCTTCCTTAAAAGGAGGAACGACATGCCTCTGTTTACTGCCAAAAGCGTGTTGCAACCCCCGATCACCGGCGGTCAAGCCGGTGTGGTGGTGTGCAACGAGGGCGAAGTCAGCCTGCCCAATACCCTGGCGGCCAACGATATTGTTCAGCTGGCCATTTTGCCCGCCGGGCACAAGCCGGTGGATGCCATCCTGGAATCCGACGATCTGGACACCAACGCCAACCCGGCCATCACCATGTCCATCGGTGTGATCAACTCCGGCGGAACGGACCTGGTGGCCGACACCAATTTTCTGACCGACTCGACCGTCGCACAGGCCGGCGGCGTGGCCCGAGCGGCCGTCCTCAAGGGCCTTCAGCTGGCCGCGACCGGCTCCGATCGGATCGTCGGCGCCAAGATTACGACCGTGGCGGCAACCAAAGCAGCCGGGAAGCTGCGGCTCAAGTTGCTGTCGGTACCGGCATAACCATCGTTACGTTGAACCCGGAAGGGGCGGGGCCTCTCGCCCCTTCAGTTCAGGAGGACTGAACCATGATTCTGGAATGCTTGATCCAACGGGACGGACCCACCCATTTGACGCTGGACAAGTTCAACTATTGCTTCAATGAAAACCCCGAATTCGGCGGGGCCGTCGTCTGCGACGTGACCAACGACGCGCATGCGGCGCTGCTGCTGGCGACGGGTCTGTATCGCAAATACTCCGGAGAGCGGCCGACGGTCAGCCCGGATCCACTGCCCCTGGTGGACGAGGAGACCGGTGAAGAGGAGCCGGAGCAAGCTTCCGAAGAAGCTCGGACGCAGGCCGCCGGGGAGACCGAACCTGGCGAAGCGTTGGCCATGAGCGACGAGGACCGGGACAAGGCGGTGCTCGACATGGCCGCCGCCAACATGAGCTATGCCAAGATCGGGGAAGTGGTGGGCAAAAGCAAAAGCTGGGTTGCCAACCGCCTCAAGATCCTCAAGGAGGGGTAGCTCATGGCCATCAACTGCCGCAGTTGCAAACATCGGCATCGGGACAGCCGGGATCCGCATTGCGAGCCGTGCGCCCGCTTGGCCACCGGAGAACGGGCGGTGGTTTACACCCGCTGGGAGCGCGCCGACGCGCCGGAGGGAGCCGCCCATGAACAAGCCTGACGTGCGCGGAGCCGGCGCCAAGTTCGACCGGGGCAAGGCTTTTGTGCATTCGGTTTTGAGGTATTTCCCCCGGGCGCTGGAAGCGGTGGCCCGCGTCAACGAACACGGCGCCGAAAACCACGGTTGGGACACCTGGCACACCATCGAGGACGCGAAGGCCCGCTATGACGATGCGCGGCTGCGGCACGATCTGGCCGATGCCAGCGGCGATCTGTTCGACGATGAATCGGCGCTGCTCCATGCCGCCCATCGAGCCTGGGGCAATCTGGCGGTTTTGGAACTGATGTTGCGGGAGATGGAACAGAATGGCGGCCGTCGTTGACTTCCAAGCGGAAAAGCTGGCCAGGGATGACCACCTTACCGGCCCTGCCAGATGTATCGCCTGTGGACACGAATGGCAGGCCGTGGCTCCTGCCGGGGAGTTTGACGCCTTTGAGTGCCCCAGTTGCCATCTGCACAAAGGTGTTTTGGTCTACGGAGTCATGCCGGAAAGCTGGTGGGAATGCGGTTGTGGTTGCTGCCTGTTTTCTGTCAGTGGAGTTACCGGGGATATTGTCTGCTGGCAGTGCGGCACGGCACAGATGTTCCCTGAGAACAGTTGAGAAGGGGGAAAGCAAGTGACGGATAAGGGCGAAATCAGCGACGGCTATCATACGTTCAACGAGCTGTATCATCACCGCATGGTTCTATTTTCCATCCTTTGCTCCTTGTTTAAGCCGGTGGCCTGGAAATCTTGGCTGCATTTTGATGGAACGATGTTCGACGATTATTTCATCGTAGGCATTACCACACCACAAGGGAACTACTCCTATCACTATCACAAGGACCATTGGGGCATGTTCGACGTTCCGGTAATGGACCGTGCTCCGGAATGGGACGGCCACGTTCCTAGTGATATAGACAGGCTGCTGTCTTTAACCACCAAAAGATCGCCTGCCCGATATGGCTATTGCCCGGTGTGCGGAGCCATCGGCATTGTCCGTGAGCGCCGGTCGGACGGGAACGACACCTGTGCCAGAGGACATCAATACCCATCGGCCCAAGCCCTGACAGAGCAACCTGTCGCATGCTGACGCGCTGCCCGCTCAAACGACTGCAGGGCGACGGCCCGTTCAAGATGCTGCAGCCCTGCAATGTGCTGTTGGATGTGCGCGGCCAGGGGCCGGACCTGGTGCTGGCTTGCCCGACGTGTAACGAGACCTGGACCACGGATGGAAAGGAATGGCCACAATGACCGTACAGGAACTGCTGCACAAATGCCTTCCCCGCCTTAAGGGGCCGCCGGTGGACGGCATGGATATCTTCCAAGCGGTCAACACCCTGTCCGATCAGCTGTTCGCCCTGCTGGTGTCCCGCAAGTCGGACCTGGCGCAGAACAATGACGGGGCGGTGACGTTGGCGCCCGGCGAAAAGGCTGGCGCCTTGCCGGCCGACTTCCGCGGACTGGTGGCGCGGCCCTACCTGGCCGACGGTTCCGAACTGGATCCGATTGCCGAACAGGAATGGCCGACACTGGCCGGGCAGACCGGCTCCCTCCCTCAGCGGTACTTTCTGGTCGGCTTTGAGATGCGGCTGTTTCCCTACCCCAGCGCCGACGATGCCGCCGTAACGGTGAAGCTGCGGTACTGGCAATATCCGCCGGCGGTCTCCACGGTGGCGGACGCGGTGCCGTTCGGGGGGATACTGGACCGGGTATATTTGGACCTGTGCCCGGCTGTCTTGACCGGCCAGGCCCAAGACCTGGAAGCGCTCAGCCTGGCGGTGGCCATGAAGCTGGACGCCTTGTTGACGCACCGCAATTCCGGCCGCCGCCGAGTGGCCGGACTGTACTTTTAACAGGGGGCACGCATGGCCAAGACTGCAAACCAGGTGATTGCCGCCGCGCAAAAAATATTGCTGGACGATACGGGGGTGCGCTGGCCCGCTACGGAACTGCTGAGCTATCTCAACGATGGACAGCGGGAGATCGTCACCCTCAAGCCCGAAGCCAACACGGTGGCCACGCCCCTGCAGTTGGCGGCGGGCACCCGTCAATCCTTGCCGGCCGGTGGCGTCATGCTGTTCGCCGTAACCCGCAACCTGGGTACCGACGGCCAGACGCCGGGGCCTGTCGTGGCAGAAATCCCCCAGCAGACCCTGGACGCGGTATTGCCCGGTTGGCACATGGCCGCGCCGTCGGCCACCGTCCTGCATTTCTGTTTCGAGGAGCGGGACCCGAAGCGCTTTCTGGTCTATCCGCCGCAGCCGTCGGCCAATCGCGGGTACGTGGAGGTGCTGCATTCGGCCCTGCCTGCGGAGTGTACGCTGGAAGGGGCGCTCAGTTTGGCGGACGAATACGCCAACCTGCTGGGGGATTATGTGTTGTCTCGCGCCTACGCCAAGGATACCGAGACCGGCAGCGACGCCAAGGCCGCCGGCTATCGTCAGTCCTTCCTGCAGGGACTGGGGGTCAAAGAGGTGGCCGAGGCCAAGAACGAACCCGCCAAGAGCCGCAGGCCGGGGCCTGCCCAACCATAAGGAGTAGCAGACCATGAAAGAACTGTTGATGCACCAGGGCAACGTGATCCCGGTTTTGCGTGGGACCGGTGGCGCCGGAAAGTTGGACGTGACCGCCGCCAGCGCCGCTTCGGCGCCGTTTGAGGAACAATCGCTGGTGGTGTTCATGCCCGACGTGGATATGGATATCAAGATAGGCCGCGGCACGCCCGTGGCGACCACCGATGGCACGTCGGATCGGGTCTTTGGGGGCATGCCGTCCCTGCCGTATCTGGTGCAGGCGGGAGAAGCGGTGGCCGGCATCGTGGCGGAAGGCTCCGGCGCGTTGCGCTGGGTCAAGGTAGGGTAACCATGATCCGGCGCATGGGCAGGCTTGGTTTTGGGTTGATGGCCGGCTTCGGTACCGGTGGCAAGGTCCCGCCGTCCCGGTTTTATTGTCGGACCGCAGGAGGTGGCCAGGAGCTGTTTTTGACCTCTGACGGAGAGCCCCTAATTCTGGAGCGGAGGAAGGCACAATGAGTTATCTATCCCAGTTTACCGGCGCTCAAATCGACGCCGCCATCGCCAACATGCTGGCCATGACCGGCGGGTTGCCCGGCGCCGCCGCGTCCGATTATGTCGGCGCCGCCTACAACATCACCACCGATACCTGGCAACGCCTGGGCTCGGCGCAGGGCCTGCCCGTGGGACAGTTCCCGGGTACCTACATCAGCCCTATCTTCCAGCGCCTGCGACGGGTGGTTTTGGCCGATAACGGCACGGTGTTCAAGGGCATCAGCTGGGCGGACTTCCGCAAGCACGATGACGGTACGGACGTCGACCTGGCGGGCGGGAACGGCCAGATCATGATGGAATATCTGCCCGCCTATGCCAAAACCGGTATCTGGGGCGATTGGTATTTCATTCTGCTCAGCCATTTGCCCTTGGAAGGGTTCGCGCTGCATCCAGTGTTCGCGGATTCCAGCGCGGTGTATCTGGGGGCCTATGAGGCATCTCTGGTGCCGGGCCAGACGAAACTCTCTTCAATCGCCAAGGACCCTCGCGACGGAACTTCTCCGGTCTGGCCGGTCACGACGCGCAGCGGCGATTGGGGCCATGCCGGGCTGACTACGGCGGTCACGGACAGTCTGGCCGAAGCGCGTGGCGCGGGCTGGCAGCAGGCGGATCTCATGACCCGCCACTGGGAGCGGCTGCTGATGCTGGTGGCGTTCGCGGGCTGGAATTTTCAGAGCATGGTCGGAAACGGGCGTACAGCGTTGACCGATGGCGGCTGGACCAATGATGTCAACATCGGGCGCTGTGGGCTGGGGGATGCGACGGGGGGCTACCACAGTGCGGTGCAGCAGGGCACGACGTTGGGATATCTGACCGACTATGCGCAGGTTCTGGGGGTAGAAAACACCTACGGGAACGTCTGGGAACGCGTAGCGTCGCTGGTTTCTGATTACGCGGTCTATTACAAAACCAAGCCGCCGTTCAACTATGAGTCAGTTACCGGCTGGACCCGCCTGCTCAATGCGGTGGGGGCCGGTCTGCTGCTGCCCACCTCGAACGGCTATGC